ATTAAAGGAATAACATACAGTTCGGGGAACATGAATATTGCAGCGGATAAATGTATTATGTCAATGGGTAAAAATGGCATAGATGTTTGCAATATTGTAGATTTTGGCCCAGATGATGATTCTTTTATATACATGAATAAGGAAATACTAACGCAGCCTAGAGGTGCGGGATATTGGTTATTTAAACCTTATTTCATCTATTGCGATATTCTACAAATGAACGATGATGATATTTTAGTCTGGTCAGATGCCGGTATCGAATGGGTTGGCAATGTTCGGGAAATCGTTAACCGGATGGATGAAGATATATTCATGTTCACTAACGGCTGGCCTCATGTTGAATGGTGCAAGATGGATGTAATGAAAGCTATTTTACCCGGACATATCGCTATTGAGAACACGGTAACTAAACAAGTACAGGCAAGCGTTATATTCTTTCGGGTTAACCAGAAAACTAGGGACTTTGTAAAGGAGTGGCTATTGTGGTGCCAGATGCCGGGATTTATTGATGATAGCCCTAGCAAGATGTCGAATTACCCGACCTTTGCAGAACATAGGCACGATCAGGCTATTTTGACCTGTTTAGCGATTAAGTACGGGTATAACTTCAATCATTGGTGGCCTACGCAATATTCAATGCACTTGCCACGGACGGACGCATATCCAGTATTATTTAACCACCATCGCAGGCGCGATTCAGAATTTTAGTATATGAGTATAAAAAACTATTTAGGCGGCAAGTTTTCGCAAAACGGTGAATCAGGCGTGATAGACGAATGTATCAAGCGCATGAAACTTAAACCTGGGATTGCCGTGGAATTTGGCGCACCCACAAAGCAATTTTGCTCGAATATCTATCATCTTATTGAGAAGGGATGGGATTGCCAGTATTTTGACAGCGAACCACAAGAGCCGGGAATAACTAAGGTTTTTCTGGGGCCAGCAAACATTAACAAGGTTCTACCTAAATGCCAGATTGCCTCCTTTGATACCGATGGATGGGATTATGTTTTGTGGCAAGCGTACAAGGATGAACCTGATATTGTGATAATCGAGATTAACAGTAGCCTACCGCCGGGGGTTGAATACGTGAGTACAGATAAAGGCAGTTCTTTTGTCTCCATGAATTTATTGGCAGGGGAAAAGGATTATTTCCTATTGGCGCACACCGGAAATTGCATTTACATCAAAAATAAATGGATTAGTCTTTTCCCAGATCGGGATATTACCTTTAATACTGCATGGTTATGAGTAAGTTACTAATAAATCAAATAAGCGATACTAAGCGTGTTATACTGCATAATGGCCGGTTTTCTTGTATGTATTATCTTCAATATAGGAAAAGGTTTTTATTTTGGTCTTATTGGGTTAACATATGCGATATGTACCCGCATATACTTAGTGATTCAATTAAAGCGAAAGGCATACAATACGTAACAGAGTGGTTTTTATGGTGGGAGCAAAATAAAGCAGAAAAAAACGATTGCGTTGCAGCCCATAACCATATTTCCGGCCTTAAATTACCAAAGTTATGAAACCTAAGAAACCAAAGAAGCCTAAAGAAAAAGTAGAATATCCAGAATGATTACAAGTCTATCAGTCAATACAGGCGGCTTAGGCCGTTTCGGGAATCAATGCTACACCATAGCGGGGACAATCGGCATAGCTATTAAATCGGGCCAACCTTACGGGTTCCCGGAATGGATTAGCCGGGACGCTCAATTATTTGGGGGTATAGCTGAATCTATGGGCAAGTATTTTGTGAATGAGTTACCCGAATATATACCGGGCGTTCCTTACCAGGAATACCCTTACTTTTGGGGTTACCGGGATATTGTGCTACCAAACGGCTCATGGAACATTAACGCTCACTTACAGTCCCCTAAATACTTTGAGCATTGTATGCCGGTAATTAGGGAGCAATTCAGGATGAAAAACGAATATCCACCGATCGATCGAGTGGCTATCCATTGGCGGGCCGGTGACTATCAAAACGGGCCTGAATCCTATCACCCACGCCAACCGATTGAATATTACCGTAAAGCAATGGCGTTATTTCCGGGCAGGGAGTTTTCAGTATTTACCGATGATATGCACGCAGCGGAAGCGATGTTTCCCGATTTGCCTATCAGTTCCGGTCACTACATGGATGATTTTGCCTTTATGAAGTCGCATCATTCGTTTATCATTGCGAATAGCAGTTATTCAGCATTTGCGGCTACTTTAGCAGATCAACCGGGGAAACAGGTAGTTGCCCCTAAAATGTGGTTTGGGGCTGCTGCCGGCGGGTTGGACGGTTCCGCTATTTATGAACCTAATTGGATAGTTATATAACTGAAAAGCCGCTATATTTCAAGCGGCTTTCTGTATATTTGTAGTAATCACAAAACAATTATACGATGACAAATGTACAAGAAATATGGAAACCCATTCCATTTAACACAGATTATTCAGTAAGTAATTTAGGGAGAGTAAGAAATAAGAGGGCTGCTATATTGAGACAGCAAATAAATCATGCCGGATACCCTAGATGCTACCCTTATTATTTAGGCAAAAAAACTTGCTATTTTACTCATAAGCTAGTTGCACTGGCATTTATAGACAATCCCTTAAATAAGCCATTTATTAACCATATCAATGGCGTTAAGACTGACAATTACCCAAATAATCTAGAGTGGTGTACTCATAAAGAAAATATAAATCACGGCTTTTCTACTGGATTAATAATAAGAAAAAAGGGTGCTGATAATAAAAAATCAATGGTCCTTATTCATGTCAATTACGGGATATATTGTACAGTCGAAGAGGCTGCTAAAATGACTAATTGCACTAGTTTTCACATGAGAAATATGATTAACGGACATAGGCGTAATAAGAGTAAATTCATTAAATCGGTTTAAATATGCTTAATGTGCTATTTTCAGTACACATGATGCCGCCAAATCACCTCGCAGGAGCTGAAATGTATGCTGTCAATATGGCTAAGATACTTATGGGTAGGGGCATGAACGTTAGAGTGTATTTGCACCGATATTGGGGTACAAAGGCCGACCAGCCATATGTGTATGATGGCATAGAAATTTACCCGCCGTGTTCTGATTCAATGAAAAATGAGTTGTTTGAATGGGCATCGGTAATTTGTACCCACTTAGATTTTTCTTCATGGTCTATTTGGAAGGCCCGCACAATGGGGAAACCCTGCATTTTCATCTGTCACAATACAAGTCACTATTACGATGACATGATTAACCGGTATAATCATACCTACGTTATCTACAATGCAGAACATGCCCGGCAGGAACTACAGTATAAAAGACCTTCAATGGTTATGGAGCCGTTACTAGGGGACTGTATAGCACCAGATCACGGGCGTAAGTATATCACCTTAGTAAACCTTTGCCGCAATAAGGGAGTAAGACAGTTTTACAAGATAGCCGAAAGGATGCCTAATCATAGGTTTTTAGGCATTACGGGTTCTTACATGAGGCAAGACGGAACCGACCTACCAAACGTAACAATATGGGGTAAAACACCCATGAAAGAGATATATGCAGTTACCAGGGTATTGCTCATGCCGTCCAATTACGAAAGCTGGGGAATGTGTGCAAGCGAGGCCCTAGCCAATGGAATACCGGTTATTTGTTCACCCACTCCGGGCCTAAAAGAGAATTGCGGGGACGCTGCTATATACAATTCGTTCTATAATGTCACAAAATACGTACCTTTATTGCAAAGTTTAGATAATCCGGCTACCTATAATTATTGGTCAGTAAAAGGTCTGCAAAGGACTAAGGAGCGACCTGATAGGACGGATGAACTACTAAACTTCATATACCGGGCCTACTATGAATGTAAATCTAATATTGGATGTTAAATTAGGGGAGCCAACCGGTAGCGAGCCGGTAACTTTGGCACAGGTTAAGAGTCAATTAAAAATAGACTTTACTACAGACGACACGCTAATTACGGCGTTAATTTCAGCAGCAAGAGCACAGATTGAGCAATATACTGGCACTTCCATTGTGGAGCGCGAAGTCATCACCCTATGTAAACTAACAGGGGATAACTGGTTTGAACTGCCCTATGGCCCTGTTACTACTGCATCCATTGTGGTAAGTACCGTGTCCATAGGCGGTTCCACCCCTGAAACACTTACCGACTTTGATATAGTTGGGGAATCCTTTATACAGGTTTCACCGGGGGACAATGATATTTGTTACCCTTTCTTAGTTACTTACGATGCCGGGTACGCAATCGTTCCACCGGGCCTATCAGAGGCCGTTTTACATCAGGTGGCCTACTTATACGAACACCGGGGGGATGAGTCAGCTATTGACCGCATTTCGCCTACTGCGATGCTTTTAGCCCGATTATACAGGAGGGTAGTAATATGAGTACTGCAAAGAAAAATGCAGGGCCTTGTAGGGTCTTTAAAGCAGCCTGTAAGGCAATCATAACACTAGATGCCTTAATCATTTCCTTACCCAATGAAACAAACAAGTTTCCAATTAATGAACCCAATCCGGCAGCAGCCTTTTTAATTCCTTCAGCACCATTTGCAAGCCCTTCGCCTATAACCTCACCAATACCAGCAAAGGCATCTAAAGTAAATGATGCTAGTATTGCTCTAATATTTGTTTGTAGAGTGCTAAATGCGTCTCCAATTGCTTTAAGCCTTTCCTGTGCTTTTATAACCGCTTCATTAACTATGAATGAATCAGCCGTTAACCCCTGCGCTTCAAATGAATCTATAAGGGCCTTAATTCCCTTTAATTCTTTTGCAATAGGCTTACTTAATGCACCGCTTAAATCTACATTTATCTTACTAGCTTCGCTTTGTAATTGCGTAGCAAAGTTTTCAATAGCCGATTTTGCTACATCAAAAGTATCTTGCTTTTGTGGCTCAAACGATAATGATGCCGGTATTTCTACCTTATCGGTTGCCGATTTAGGTAGTGTAACCTTATTTAGTGGTAGTTCAAAATCAGCCTCTAGTAAAACTCGCTTTATTGTTTTTACTAGCTTTTCTCCATCTGGCTTTACATCAACAATAGGAACAACCGAAGGGGCAAGTTCTTTTAATCGGGTAGTTAAATCAGCCAACTCGTTAGCAGTACTTACGTAGTCCTGAAATTGCTTTGTGCCATTAATAACGGCATCCCTATTGACATTAACCGCCTTAGTAATTGCATTAACCCCAGATAGCGCACCCGCTACCGATGAACCGGCTCCTAGCTGTTGTTGGGCCTTACTTGCTTTCTGTAATTCTTTTGTAACGGCACTATCCAACGTTTTACCTAAGTCACGTAATTTAACACGTAATTCAGCCGCTTTACCCGCCAATAGTTCAGCCTCCGCAGCGTTTATTAACTGTTGCGTATATGCCTGTAATATCTTTGTTCCTGCCTCTGTTTTGATATTCTGCTCATTCAGGAACCCGATATTATCAGGTATGAGTTTATTCAACTCCTTTAGGGCTGCAACCTGTTGGGCCTTAGTACCAACATCACCCTTTGCAACCGCTACTAATTGCTCAATATTTATTTTCTGCTTTTCAAGTCCAACGGCTGACTTATTCGATTGCTCTGCAAACTCCTTTTGTTCCTCTGTTAGTGGAACGGTTTTTCCTAATAGGGCATCATAGGCATTACCTAAAGAGCCGTATTTCTGGATTAAAGCAGTTACGGCTGATGTAATTAATGAGAATCCTAGTAGTAATCCACCCGGCCCCAGCATAGACGCGCCTAATGCCCTTAGCGCGGCCCCTGTTGAGCCTGTAGATTGTTTCAGTTGCCCAAATGATGCAACCGCTTCCGTAACGTTATTCTGAATCGCAATGAACCCGAAAGGGGCATCCTGCGCAATCCTGGAAAGTGAAGTAAGTGCAGCCCCGCCGCTTGCGGCAGCGGGCTTTAATTTATTGAGAACCTCGGCAGAACCCTTAACGCTTTTATTCAGGCCACTTAATGCAGCGGTAGCCTGTTTAGTATCTATCGTGACCTGCGCACTAAGTTTGTTGTCTGCCATAGTAGGATTCGTGTGCTCTTTTTAATCGTTCCCGAAGTGAATTTCTTATAGTCCCATCTTCTTTTTTATCCGCTGGCAAC